CGCGAGTGTCTTGCGTGTGATCGCACGATTGAACTCCGTATCCTCTGCGCCGAGGTAGTCGATAAAGACCGTATCAAGGCGCGGGATGCCGTCCCATGTCAGCCCCAGCAGGTAGTCCTTGAGGGGGTTGAACGCATGGCGCGTCGTGACCTCACTCAGCGCATCCTCGATCGTACTTTTGCCGCGGATGCCGTAAATCTCTTCGAGGTAGTTGCGCAGAGATGAGTCGTCGCTGTCCGCCCAAACGGTTGACCGCTCGCGCGGCCGCCACGGCAGATCACGCAGCACGACGATACGGTGCGCGAAGTCATCGATCGCGGTCGTGCCCCGGAGTGCGGGGTCATGCTCTAAGATCAGCTTGACATTTTTCGCGGTGCTCTCGTAACCGCCCATAACGGTCACGTCCATCTCTTTGAGCCAGCTGTTGTCCTCTTCCTCGCCCTCCTCGGGCTCGAAGTCCTGCCGCACCTCCGCAAGACGCTCCTCGCCGATCGTGACCCTAACACGGTCATCGGACGCCGCGAGCTCCTGCATCGCCTTATAGCTTGGCAGTCGCCCCGGCGGTGTCTTCGCCGATGCGTCCTCGTCACGGGCGCGGAACTTGTGAATACGGACAAGGTCAAACGCGTTGACTAGTTGCCCGCAGCACGGATCCGTCGAGTGATGGCTGAAAAGGAACTTGCCGTCATCGTAGACGACTGCGCCCGCAGCAGACGTCCCCGCCGTAAAGGTGTAACGGTCATCCGCTGCGCACTGCTCATAGACACCGGGCAGGAACGTATCCATTGCCTCGGGCACTGAGTACGTGCGGCAGAACGCACCGACAATGCCTTTTTTCGTCGTCGGATCTTCTTGCTTCTCGGCGAACTTCCGAATCTCGGCATGCACGCGTGAGCTCTCCGGCCACTGTGATTGATCGTGCCAATCCTCATAACGGGCAAGCACTTCGTCGGCGTTGAGAAAAGCATCATCGTTGTACGCGAAAACATAATCCCCATCGACGGGCGTCGACGGCCAAAACATCAACCGATGCGGCTGATAGGTCGTGTCGTCGAACTGCTCGATGTCGATATCCGCTGCAACGCGCCGTGCGATTGCCTGGTACTCATCCGG